CTCATCCTTCTTGTAGAGACGGCACTTTTTCGCACCGAGCTTAAGATCACCCGCCTTGTCTACAGATACGAGTACTGGAGTCATTGTTTAGTATATGTTGAGAAAATTTAGATCTTAATATGATACGCGGGGGCATTTAACCTAGAAACTTCGCGAGCTACCTTAACGACGCGACGAGGAGACATGGTTCCCCTCTTGATGCGGTTCACGAGCATACCCTTCTCATACTCCTTGATACCCTTCATGGCACCGATACGCTTGATGGCCTCATCCTTGGTGAGGGGCTTCGCCTTCTTGGAGGGTTTGGGGATACGCACAGGGGAAACCGCCCGAACCACCTTCATTGTGGGGGTCGTGATACGAGTGGTCATGGCCTTCATAAAGTTGGTGGCAACCTTCTTGTTGAGAGCCTTCTTTTCCGCACGCTTCTTCGCAGCAGCGCGCTTCTTGGCAGCCTCGGGGTACAACTTGGCTAGAGGCACGTTGTTCATGTTCTTAGGAGAGTTCTTGGCCTGTGACTTGATGGCACCACACAGCTGCTGGACAGTCTTCTTCTCAGTGTTGATGCCATACTTCTTGGCAACCTTCACCACCTCATCCTTCTTGTAGAGACGGCACTTACGCGCACCGAGCTTGAGATCACCCGCCTTGTCTACAGATACGAGTACTGGAGTCATTGTTTAGTATATGTTGAGAAAATTATTGGTCTTTATTAAAAGGGGTATCTACTCTCACGTCTCACGAAGAAACCCAAATGGAAAAAAGTCAAGGCTTCATCTCCCCAGTCTGAAGGAACTTGTCAATCCTGTTCGCGATAGACTTCCCAATACCCTTCACCTTCTTGGGACCCTTCGCCAATTCCTCACCACTCGTCACTTCATAGTCAAGGTTCTGAATAATTTCAGCAGCCTTCCTGTACGCACGAATCTTGAAAGGGTCTTCGAGGTCGTCAGCATAATCATCGAGAGCGCGTGCGACTTCCTCATTGGTGGAGGTACCCTTCTCGAACTTCTCAAGTTTCTCAACCTTGCCACTCTCGAGGAACTCGTCAATGATTTTAGCCGCACTCTTACCAATACCCTTAACCTTCTCGGGACCCTTGGCAAGTTCCACACCACTCGTCACCTTGAAGGGGAGAGAGTGGACTGCATCACCGACTGTGCGGTAGGCGTTCCTCTTGTGAGGATCCTGTTCATACGAGGCGAGCTTGTCAAAGATGTCCACGAGTTCGTGGTTGTAAGAGACGAAAAACTCAGACTCGGACTCGTCGTCGGACTCGTCATCGGACTCGTCATCAGACTCGTCATCGGACTCGTCATCAGAGTCCGTGTCATCATCGGACTCCTCGAGAATCTGACCCTCGTTGGAGGCGACCGATTCAGAGTCGTCAAAGTACTCGTCGAGGAACTGGTCAACCTTGGAGGCGATACCCTTCCCGATACCCTTAATCTCGAGGAGGCTCTCACCATTCTGGACCTCAAAGTCCAGAGTGGCAATGATGTCCGCAGCTGTGTTGTAGGCACCCGCCTTGTAAAAGTCGGAGGTCATCTCACCAAGTTCCTTGAGGTGCCTGGCGATGTCCTCATTCAGTTGGAAGGTTTTGGTTCGAGCAGTCGTATCGTAGAGGGAAGGCTCATTGAGAGTGGCTCCAACTCTCTGAATGGATTCATCGAGAAGCTTCGAATTGAGTTTCTCAAGAGTGGCAACTCGCTCTTCTTCGGACTTCCTATAGAGTTCCTTGAGCTGTTCGTTGCGCTTCTCGAGCTCCTGGATGTATTCGAAGATGGTAGTAGAGTTCATGTTTGTAGTTGGTTGTGTGAATAAGACGTGGCTCTTCTTTACTTAGGTGTTTAAAGATGAAAAACCTCTTTATATAAATGTTCATCTTAAGACCCAATCTTATACGACCACGTGTCACTATTCACGCCAAGAAGGACGACTTCGTAGCGCCCACGGAAGCCCCAGGTGAAGGGAAACGACGACCCCCCACTTGGGATGAGGGGGACGAACCTGACACGAAGGAGGTGAACCCCATCAAAAAGTTCATCATGAAAGTTTTCAAAATCGAGGAAATCGATCATGAAAAGTTCCGAAAGGAAAGTACGTGGGCGATTAAGCCACGGTCTCAACCTCGAGAATAAAGTTTTTATCCATTTTACCTAAACGAATCTTACCCTCTTCGATGAGACCCTTGATTTTCTTACCAACTTCAAGGTTGTCATCGCAGTACTGCGCAACCTTGGGGTCATTGGGCATGTGAGGCATAAGCATCGTAAATGCCATCATCTTCTGAGGCATCGTGAGCTGTCTGTCTTGCATGATTTGCATAATGTGGGGTGGAATTTTAGAGAGATCCATTACCTATCATATGTATTTAATCTTTAACAATACCTAAGTGTCTCATGTTGATGAGATATACATGTCTACCATGATTCAAGCTCAACCCGGAAACTACATCTTCTCCCCGATGGAGGTGGATGATGAGGTAATCCTCTTCATGTACCCCGTCATCGCATTCCATGTTGTTCCTTTCTACTCTGAACAACGCTACGAGACGCGTGCAATCACGGCTGCCGACCACAACAATTTTGATAAGTGCCTTGGGCATGTGTGGTCTCGTACCCTAATGACCCCAGATAAGTGGGTCTACGAAGAAGGTGTTGAACCCATGAGTGTCCGAGACTACATTCAACGACTCAAGGGTAGACACGGAGACAAACTTGTCATTTCCGATGTTGTGAAGAAATTCTTAGAAGACTTAAACAATTAGATTGTAATGTTAACATGACACATAAATTTATAGACCTTTTTGCAGGTATCGGTTCTTTTCATTATTCTTTCACCAAATTGGGGTGGGAATGTGTTCTTGCTTCAGACAATGATGAGACGACTCACCCCGTGTACGAGAAGAATTATGGTATGAAACCCCATGGAGATATTTACGATATAGACCCAACGAGTATCCCAGAATATGACATTTTGTGTGCAGGGTTTCCATGTCAACCCTTCTCTAACGCTGGAAAACACAAGGGTTTGGATGATGAACGAGGTGTACTTTTTCTCGAAATTATCCGTTTGATAAATCATGGAAAACCAAAAATAGTTCTACTCGAAAATGTAGCTGGACTGAAAACCCACGATGGTGGGCGCACATTTAAAATTATATGTGAACATGTCGAAGAACAGGGATACACCATTCATCACAAAATTCTGAAGTGTTCAGATTATGGACTTCCTCAAATGCGAAAGAGGTTGTTTATGGTGTGTGTGAGAAATGACATCAAACATGATGTCGACATCTTCAACCTCAAGGAATATGAAAAGGATGTGACCATGAGTGAGTATCTTGGTAAGAATTTCCAAAAGAAACACGCCTACACAATTCGTTGTGGTGGAGCGCGGTCACCCATCACAAGTAAGCAAAATTGGGATGGGTACATAGTTGACGGGGAAGAATATCGTCTCACACTCGATGACGCCAAAAAATTACAAGGTTTTGACGAAAATTTCTATCTAAGTGAATCCAAGAAAAATGCATGGAGATACCTCGGTAATACAATTCCGACACGATTCACGGAAATTCTGGCTTATAAGGTACAGGCTATTTTAAGACAGCACCCATGAACACTCTTATCCATACCTGGATAAGAGAGCAGAGTTCAAAAGAACGCTCAAATATCGTCACTCAATTAAAATCTATTTTGAGTGATGATATTTCAGATGACGTACTCGTGGCGTTGTACGATAAAAGTATCAGCATCTTTCAAAGTAAAAAGTGTAAATCAGGTAAGCAATTTGAATCTGTCATCGAAGAGATGTTGACATATGAGAATATACCGTATCGTACACAAGTGGCGATTGATAAACAAGGAATCATTCTGGGATTTGGTACTCTCGTAGGGAATCAGGCGCACGTCGTAGATATCGTGATAGGACGTGGATTTGAGATTGGGAAGAGTATTACTGAATTTACAGTGGCGAGTTGTAAAACGTCGTCAAGGGAGCGTTGGAATCAAGATGAGTGGTCTACTACCCACAAACCTAAATTGTACTTATTGTGTACATTATCTGACGACTACCCACAACCCGAAAAATTCAAGGAAGAATTATCTAGAAAAATAGTCACACTAAAACCCAAAAGGAAGGATGTTCGAAAGTATAAGCTTGATTTCGATGATATGATTCAGGAATTAGTCATTGATGACATTCTTGACGACATCTACCCCGTAACATAGCTCCTCCACCACTGGGTCGTTTCGGTAGTCCTCCTTGTAATAGACCTTTTTGATTCCACTGCTCGCCAGAGCCTTGTAGCAGTTTAGGCAAGGATAATGTGTCACGTACGCCACACAATCATCGATGGAGGCACCCCGCTTCGCCGCATCCGTGATTGCGTTAATCTCCGCATGAATCGTAGCCTGTTCGTGTCCATCCCTCACAATAGACTTGTGATTGGTACCTGCGAGGAACCCATTGTAGCCCATACTGATGAGCCTATTGTTCTTCACGAGGACACACCCCACCTTTAACCTCTCACATGGAGACCTGACGGACGCGAGGTCAGCAGTCTGCATGAAGTAGTCGTCCCAAGAGATTCGGTCGGACATTATTTTTATCTTGATGGAAAACTTTATTTTGTTTCATAATAATATATGAACAACAGACCCATACCAGTAAAGCTTCTACCAGCGGGTTCAAATCGTACCCAGCTCATGAAAGTGATTGGTGAGAAGAACGTCAGGTTCAATCAGAATGATTACATAGAAAAACTGGCAGGGAAAATGGTAAAGGAAGGTAAGATGGGAAATTCGGCTATTACCCTTCTCGCTATCGAGAATGCCTCTGAAGTTGCTAAGACTTATCTTCATGCTACAGGTATGTTCGAGCAAATGATGGAAGATGTCATCGGAACCCGTGAAAACATGACTTACAATGTCAAATCCAGTAAGAACAACCTCAGTATACAGAGAATGTCCGGGGCCAAAGAGAACTTCATCTTAGTTGAACAAAGGTTTGGTAATGGAACGGGGCACTACGGCCTCATTCACTTAAAGCACCGAAACGGTCAGGTGAATGTATACGATTCTATGTTTGATTCGGGTTTATCTAATTTTGAAAATGTCGCGAAAAATTGGGCACCGATGGCTCGTGCTTGGAATGCCCCTAAAGTAAGGTCTATCCTTGGATGTAAAGCAAAAGTCACCGAAGTTATTGATGGGAACCCCGTAAAGTTACAGGTACAACCAACGGGTGGTTTTGTACCCAACAGTTATAACAACTTTTTGAACGAAAATAATAATGGTTATGGAATACAGATTAAAAGGCAATATGGTGAAACAATGACAAAGGAGGCATTCAAGCTTTCACAATTCGATGAAATGTCTCAACACCATTTCTGTTACATGGAATCTATTTACGCTATGATGTTAGCGGTTGGTCTGACGAAAAATCCTGGACCCAATGACCCTCGTAAACGTCTTGCTTTCATTAAGAAGTTCATTTGGGGTATGATTCATAAGTACACACCCAAAAGTAAACGCAGGACCGCGAAATGGAAGTATTTTTCAAAAACCTTCCCGTATATCATGACCACCCAATCTAAAAGTGGAAAGTCGCTTAGATTGTTTAGAGGGGGTGTGCAACTCCCCGATAATGATGGAACTTTCAGCACTAAACTAGTGCGTATGAGTTGGAGTGGATACGATAAAATTGATCCATCATGGTCCCTTGAAGATGTTCTTACATGGGTGCATACTGGTAGGTCACCCCGAGGTAACCGCAACGCCAACTCGAACTCGAACTCGAACTCGAACAATAACAATAACAACAATAATAAGAATTTGCGGAATAGACGCCCCACCAACAACAATATTCGCAAAAAAAGAGCCTAAGTAGAATCAAAATCTTGTATTTTTCAAGAAAAAAACAAACAAACATGTCCGCAATTCCCGACAAAAGAGATTTTCTTTGTGAAGTCGCAGGTGGCATCGAGGTCCTCATGAACTGTACATGTTTATCTGATGAGATTTACGCCAGTCAAGATGAAGATATTGAGGTATACATCAAGAACAACATCCTCGAAGGATCATCATTTTCCACAGAAAAGTTTTGCGACGCCATGCAGACCATCGATGACAAGACCCTCAGAGATCTACTCTATTATTTTGATGATAGAGACATGAGCATGGTCGAAGCCTACAACGAGAGCTGTCTGGGACTGGATGACCTCCCCCAAGAACTCACGGACATTGCAGAAGCTATACTTGACCAAGATATCCTTACCTTTACAGACTTCCTAGAATATTAGATTGTAATGAAACCTAAGTCGTTTAGAGAATTTCAATGAATATGTGTTAAGATGATTCAGTCTACCATGGATTCTTTCGTTATTTGTAATCCATGTCCTATTATTCCAGAAACATCACCTAAACCAAAAGCAAAAAAACCGAAGACATTTGAGAAATCTTTCGCGTCACATCAACATGTTAATTTTTGGCATCCAACTAAAAACGGTAAAATAACACCACGAGACATTTATAAGAACACAAGGGTTGAATTTTGGTGGCATTGTGACACATGTTCTCATGATTATCGTAGATCTGCATTTGAAATGAGAACTCCTTGTCCTTACTGTACCAAAACACATATTAAACTGTGTGGTGAACGTAGTTGTACGCATTGTTTGTCATTTTCTTTTGCTTCTCATCCAAGAGCTAATCAATGGCATCCAATAAAAAATGTTGATGAAAATGGTGATGGTTTAGAACCACATCAAGTTCACAAAGGTTCTGAAAAAAAGTGTTGGTTTAAATGTGACAAGTGTCCACACGAGTTTGATGCTACACCAAAAAACATAACATCTAGTGATTCTTGGTGTCCTTACTGCTGTTATCCAACTCTGAAACTTTGTGACGACGATTCTTGTGAATATTGTCATAATAAATCACTCGCTTCTATCCCACGAGTAGTAACCTGCTGGCATTCGACTGAAAATGGGAAACTAAAACCACGAGATATTAAAAAGGGTTCGAATTCTCCTGTATGGCTTAATTGTGATAAATGTCCCCATGATTTTACTTTATACCCATACCAGGTTTCTAATGGTGTTTGGTGTCCATATTGCCCGAGAACACGCGACCTTACTGAAGCTCAAGACGACTCTCCTAGTAAATTATGCGGTGAACGTAGTTGTACACATTGTTTGCCATTTTCTTTTGCTTCTCATCCAAGAGCTAATCAATGGCACCCAACTAAAAATAAGGGTTTAGAACCACATCAAGTTCACCGAGGTTCTAGTAAAATGTGTTGGTTCAAGTGTCACAAGTGTCCACATGACTTCCAGATAAAACTATGTAAAGTTTCGAATGATCGGTGGTGTTCTTATTGTTGTGGTGAAAATGGAGGAGGGACACAGAAATTATGTGATGACGAGAATTGTGATTATTGCTTCAATAATTCACTAGCTTCGAGTTCATTTGCAATGAAGCTATGGTTTCAAGAAAAAAATGGTAACTTGAATCCACGTCAGATTAAAAAAGGTACCCATGATAAATGTTGGTGGAAATGTGACGTGTGTTTTGAACCATTTTTCTCGACAATTGGACATGTAGTATCTCGGGGACAATCATGTCCCATATGCAAGAATAAAACTGAGGGTGCAGTATACAGAGCTTTGAAAGAATGTTTTGGTGATATAGTAAAACATCTCGGTCAAAAAAAGTACAAAAAAAACGATCCAATATGGAAACATTGTCCAGGGTATTTTGATATGGTTATCGAGCATCCGAGTGGTAAAACTGGTTTCGTAGAAGTTGATGGAAGACAGCACTTCGAATACGTTGATTTTTTTAGGCGCACAATAGAAGAAAATCAGGAAATCGACCTTAAAAAGCACATGTTTGCTTTAGAACGGGGGTGTTATGTGATACGCATAGACCAGGTCTGGGTGGCGGATCAAATAAAACGGGGTATTACTGAATGGGAGACACGTATTATTGAAGCTGTGAGTTCTCAAGTTTGCAGTTTTATTTGTGACCCACAGAAGAATAAGTATTCGAATCACAAGTGTTACCTTTTTGAAACTACCTCAAATCCTTATCAGCAGTGTAGTACGTCTTCCCCTTCGTGACGAAGCTGTGAACCCTCGCGTACCCCCACGCTTGTGGAGAAGCACCTGGGCGGTGTCCTGTCCGCCACGCAGCGAGTCCCCTATTGTACACGGTCTTGAGGGTCTTCAAAGGCACGCCAGTAGCCTTAGCAATTTCAGGGAGAGATTTGACTCCTGGGTACATCTTTCTAAACTTTTGCGTGTAGGAAGAAGTCTTTGTTTTCTGTCCCTTGTCTGTCTTGAAATCTTTGTAGTCTCGCTTGAGCATCTTTTTGTAGCGGGTCTCGACCTCCTTGAGGGTGGTGAGTCCCCTGAAATATTTAAGGGGTGCGTAGATTTTACCCTCATTTTTACGCAGTTCCCCGACCTTCTTGGTAATCTGAGCATCGCTCAGAGGCATCTTACTTTTTCCTGAGATATTTTATAGCCGTCTTTATGTCAGGAAAAATGGTTTGCCCCAATTTCACGCGACCCGTCTTCTGACTGAAGTGTCCCTGGTAGCCCTCAAAGACGCAAGCGTGGAAATCACCCATATAAAAATAGCAACATTATTTTAAAAAGGTGGGATGGGACTCTCGATCATCATGGGGAATATGTTCTCTGGGAAAACTTCGGAACTCATTCGGAGACTGAAGCGACTCAAGGTTCTCGGTAAACAAATCATGGTCATCAACTCTGCCAAGGATACACGTTCCCCAGATGAAGTTCTGAAGACTCACGACAATGTCAAGTTCGACTGTCACAAAGTCTTCAACCTCATGGAACTCATCGAGAAGCAGGTGTTTGAGGATTCTGAGATTGTTGCCGTCGATGAAGCACAGTTTTTCCCTGACCTGCTACACTTTGTTCGTTTCTGCCTAGATGCGGATAAGGAAGTCATCATCGCAGGTCTCGACGCCGATGCGTTTCAGAGGAAATGGGGTCAACTTCTCGACTGTATCCCCATAGCGAGTGATGTCACCAAATTGTCTGCACTGTGTATGCGTTGTGGCAATGGTAAGCCTGGTCCATTCACAAAGAGAATCGTTGAAGACACCAAACTCGAACTTATCGGTGGGAGTGACATGTACATCGCAGTCTGTCAGAAACACCTGTAAACATCCAAAATGAGGACGACCCTCCTCCCTGCACCCCTCTTCACAACTTCGTGATATTTGGCATGGTCGAAGAGGAAGTCTTCACCTTCACGATGCTCATGCGCCCCCTTCGTGGTATAGAGTGTGCAATCACCCCCACTCTCTATAGTAAGATGATAGCGTAGAAGCCAATTTGATTCAGCACGATGTGGTGGGATGACCATTGGTCCCTCCACCACAGCAAACATAGCAGTCTCTTTGTGGATTGAGGGAATCTGGTCAATGAGACTCTTCAGCAGTGGGAAATCCTCAACCCTGTAGAAGTAGTACCCATCATTCTTATCGAACCATGCGTCGGCTTCATGGAAGAGATGTCGTCTCTGACTGGGTGAGACTCTCATAAATTCGTCACGTATCTTCTCGTAGTGTGCCTTGATGAGCCAAAGTCCTGGTGGTTCGGGTATGGACACGACACTGAGTATGTCGACCAGGGCATTTTGCATGCCCATCAGGATGCGCCTTGGGTTGTTGAAGTACAGGCGGTCTATGGGTGCCTTTAGATAATCGTGGAGTACCAAACCCACTGGTACCAGGATGAGAGGCCACATTATTTTCTCAGTAGATAATAAAAATGCCAGTTTACGGTAAACGTTCCATGTACGCCGCCCCCAAACCCACCGAGGAAGTTGACACTGTCGAGAAGCGCTTCGCCATGCCCGCGCTCCCCAAGCTGACCATCGTTCAGATTATCCTTGTCGCGACCATTGCGCTCTACGCCTACACCTCCCGCAAGATGAACGGTGTCGTCGTCTCGAGCCTCGCCCTCACCGTGGCGCTCCTCCACATCTACGACCACATGTACCGTGTGAAGCGTGGCCCCGAGCGTCTGTTCTTCCTCCCCAAGAAGGAGGCGTACGGTTGCAAGAGCTGCATGTAAATTATCTTTGTAAATTGTAAGTATGCGCGTCAAGATTATTCGTAGCCCTGACAAGAGGAAGAAGTTCAGGGCTGTCTTAGAAGACGGCAGGACTGTTGACTTTGGTGCCAGTGGATATTCCGACTACACCAAACACAAGAATCCTTCACGTATGCGTTCCTACGTGCTTCGTCACGGTGGACGCGTTCCCAAACGCACTATAGCTGAGAGAGACCCCAAGAAGATACAGGAGATGATGTTGAACGTGACATCGAGTGACAAGGAGGATTGGAAGAAGAGTGGTATCGACGGGGCTGGTTTCTGGTCCCGTTGGTACCTCTGGGGTCATCCAACATTTGAGGGTGCGAAGAAGATTATCACCAAGAAGTTTGGTGTGGTGTTTACTTAGTTTTGTTTACGATATTCTTTAATACCTTTTCGATTTAACTGCCAAATATGTTCTACTATAACTGTTGCACCTAAAAATGTTAAGATACGGTTATTATATTTAAAACCGTAACCTATAACAATAAAACCCAGTAGAAATGCGAGAAAGTCGGTCATCGGTGTGGCTAAATAGCTACAATTTGCTTCGGTAGATATCGACTGTTCCATCATAATGTAGTAACCTGTTCCAGAAAAGAGTGACAATATGATAGCTAACACATGTTCATTATACTTCATATTATAATGTACGTAGATTATAAAATGGCTGAGATAGCTCTTATGGTGTGTGCAGTTTCTTCCCTCGCTGCTTCAGTGGGAGGTGGGTTCTACTTTATGAGAGAACAGGGGGAGAAGAACAAAGAGAAACAGAGAATTGACACCGCAGAAGCAATGGTTTTTGGACAGAAAGTGTTTGTCTATTACGAATGTGACTACGGAGGTGAAAACAAACTCGTAATTGGTGGGACACCTGATTTTGTAGAAATGGAGGGAGGGTTTGAAATTCCGCTCAAATCCATCGTGATACCAGAGGGTTTTACTGTAGATACGTATTCGAAGAATAGTAAGGAGGGAGTTAAGAAGTCTTATACAGGACCACATACCGAAAGATGTATATCATTTCATTCCCTTCATGTCAGGAAGGAGTGAGATTACTTGGACAACCCCTTCTTTTTCAGAGTGTTCTTAAGTTCCGCCATGAGTTTCATGCGCTTGTTGTTTAGCACAGGCTTCTTTGGAGCCATGGGTGGTGGAGGTGGGGGTGGTGGAACACCAGAGACCCTCGCAGTGGTAGCCGCTGGTACGACACTCTGGCACATACGAATTACCTTCTGAGCATTTCGAACACTATTCTCAAAGTTCATCGTAATTTTGGCGCGAAGTTCCCTCGTTGTGAGCTTAACACGCTTCCCGTCAACATTTTTGGTGACACGTAGACCCATCTTCTTCGCCTTATTTTTGAGGTCTCTGTACTGCATTTATTAGTACCAGAGAAATTAAAGATATAGAGCGAATCTCCAAGTATGGGGGATGTCCATGAACTGAAGACGCTCATTCACCGAGTGCTACTTCCTAGGATTAAACAACTCGAGACTGAAGTTGCATCACTGAGAAGACACACATGGCCGTACGTACAGGGTAATAAGGAGTCAAACCAACTCGACGACATGCACTCCAAGTTGGACTTTCTCAGACACTTGGATGATTCCACCGTTCGGGAACTTATTCAACTCAAGTCAAAAGTATCTGAGAGTGCCAGTCTATCACTAAGAGAGTATGATTTGTTACGACAGCATTTATTATCTAGGTAACTAGTAAATGATTGGAGGTTTATTCAAAACTTCTGGAGAACCCATGGGTAACACACAACTCGGAATAACGGTTGCATCTCTACTTTGTTCTATTCTCGGTATAATGCTCATCATGAAAATGCCAATGAAATCACCCCCACTATTAGCAGCGTGTGCCGTTTCATGCTGTTGCTCTTCTAGTCAAAGTGCATCACTTGTAAACGATGTACAAAAACGTATGAAATCTGATTCTGAATCTGAATAATTAGAAAAAATCATCCGTTCGATACATCTTTACGTCGAATGAACCTGTTTTGCCAGTCACCGAAACCGATTCATTCCCGTACAGCTCCTGGCACCCAATGTCATCCATGCAGTCCCGAGAATCGAGACTTACTGGAACAGGGTACAGGTTTTCACCACCAGTCGTGGTGTAGTAGTGGTACCTGTCACGACGTCCACGAACCTCCTTTCCATAGAGGGGGAGAGGCTCCTCACCCTCACCAACGAGGAGTCCCATCTGCTGCATGTGACCAGGTTTGTACTGCTTGATGGGAGGCTCCCTGAACTCGGGTGCGCGACGACGCTCTTGGGAACGTTCCAGGCGTGGAGGTACCATGGGGACGGGAACTTCCACAGGAACCTCAACAACTTGGGGATTATACCACATGTACCCGATGATGGCAAAAAGAATCGCGATAGCTGTCCATGTCAACTGGGTCTTGGTCTTGTTCTTCATATGTTATACACTGAGAGATTTACTTCTTCTTGTTAATCATCTTTACCACCTTGGCGTTCTTGTTCGCCTTGAGCTTCGCCTGGGTCGCCTTCATCTTAGCGACAGCCTTGTTGAGGTTCGCGGGGGTCTTGTTGACTGGAGTGGGGGTGGGGGCAGGAGTCTTCTTGACATTATTACGCACACCTGGCTTCATCTTCTTCACCTGCTTCTTGTGTTCCTTCTTGAGCTTCTGCATAATCTTGGACGTGGGCATTTTACTATAGTTAAAGACTTTTATTCAGATAAAGACATGAAGATACTCGCCATAGATATCGGGTATCACAACATGGGTATGGTACTGGCGAATTCGAAGGCGGGTCCAAAGATTGAGGTGGAGTGCGTAAAAAAGGCGAGTCTCGCAGACTATAAGTATGTATACTCGAATGATATAGTGGATTTGATACCCTTATTCGTTGAAGACCATAGAGACCTTTTCGACGCAGCTGAGAAAATATTGATAGAGAGGCAACCACCTGGGGGCTTTACAAACGTTGAGATACTCCTACACTACATGTTCAAAGACAAGGTTACCCTCGTCTCACCAGTGAGTATGCATGTGCACTTTGGTATGAGACACCTCAATTATGACCAGAGGAAAGAGAGAACTGTATCCATCGCTGAAAAATATATCGATGGAGACATTCCCTATGAGAGAAAACATGACATCGCAGATGCCTTATGTATGATTGTGTATCACAACTTTAGAAACACAGTACACTTCTTCGACAAGTTTAAATTTTCCTCACCTATAGTAAATGCCGACTGCCAAGCAGATTCAGAACGCCAAGAAGACGCTAAAGCCGACCCCCAAACCGAAGGGGAACAAACCCAAACTCCCGAACAAATTGACTTACATCGTCATTTCTGCTGACCCCAAGGTCAAGCGAGACCGTGAGTTCCTTAAGACAGTCAGGGAGTACATGAAGAACCGCCCTCTTCGCGCAGAACGTTAAGTGCGTTCATTACATTCTCGAACATATCGAAAATCTCACCTGTGTTTCGCCTCTGAATCGCATCCCTGAGTTTTTCGATGTTGTAGTCGAATGACTTCTTCTCCTTGTCAATTTCACCCACCTTGGCTTCCAACGCCGCAACCTTGTCATCAATGAATTTAGTTGTCTTTTCTATGGTTGCATCTAGCTTTTCAATTTCCTTGATGTACATGTCTTTGTGTCTCTCGAGAATTTCCCTCTTCACCTCCGAATCACTGCGGTCAATCTGAGCATCGAGACGTTCAATCTTTTCCTCGAATGCTTCAATGTTGGCTACATAATCAGACTGATAAATCTCCTTAGCGTTCTTCAAGCGAATAATCTCGTTGCGAAATTTGGTATCCATACTGATTTAGTTTGTCTTTTTAGCTTTAAGCAATTCCTTGAACTCTCCAACGAAGGTATCAAAATGTCCGAGGCGGTACTGCACAAATGCCCATAAAGCAAAAAACAGGGACTTTGTCAACCGATTCACATCGTTCTCTTCCATTTTGTAGATGGGACCAACGACACGCCCCATGAAGGTTTCATCTTTGTTCTTCCCCGTGACATACATCTCAGCCTGTGTCAAAGCACATGTATCATCATTTACCGACCAATGGTAGAAGATGAAGGGAATCACAATCGAGTAGAACTCTAAGCTACGACGGTCATTCATGAAAGGAATGATTAGGATCCACAAGAGAAAGATGACGTGAATGAGGAATATTATGTTCATCTATTATAAGATGTCAGAAGAAATTAATATGGAAGAAATGTGGAACGAGTACCATGAGAATATACTGCGTCAGTGGGGTGAAGCCGCTGCGTGCTATAGGTACATGCATCATCGTTCTTTCCTGATGTACAAGAAGTTGAGTCTGCGTTTTAATTTGCCTGTCATTGTACTCTCGACCATCACTGGTACAGCAAATTTTGCTCAGTCGACTCTACCCATGAGCATTCAACCTGCGGCACCATCCATCATCGGTGGTCTAAACCTCATGGCGGGTCTCATCGCAACAATCATGCAGTTCCTCAAGGTGAATGAATTGATGGAGAATCACAGGACATCCGCACTAGGTCACGGAAGTCTTTCCAGAAATATCAGACTCCAATTGGCATTGCCCCGTGAAGAACGTAAAAAGGAAGGTTTGAAATTTGTCGAAGAGTGTAAGGCAACCTATGATAGCCTTTTGGAGCAGTCTCCCGCCATTCCCAAAAAGATTCTACTGAATTTCGAAAAAGAGTACCCGATTGATGGTGTCTTCACGAAACCCGAAATTCTAAATGTGCGCCCCATCCCTGGTCTTAAGCTCCCCAAAACAGTGGAGCCTATCCGAGCCATTACGAAGGACACTGTGTTTGAGAGGGTTGGTGAGTACCTATCTCCTAAAGAGGAGGAGTATGAGGAAGAGGAAGAGGAAGAGGATGAGGAAGAAGAGACAGACGTCGAGCGAGGTAAATCAGAATAATGAACATAGTGGCGTTGGTCACGACACTACACGCAACGTATGGTAAAATTTTCCTTTTTAAAGGTTCTACGATACGTTTATGAAGTGCGTCATTCTCAAGCACCAAATCTATGGCCTGATTAGTAAGGTCATCGATGGATTCCTTCATTAAAGTAGTCGAGCAAAAAAAAGAACCCATTGTGACGACAATTCACACGAAGCAAATTGAACTCATTCGTCGTTACATCCGTGAAGGTAAAAATGTGTTCATCTGCGGTGGCTCTGGTGTGGGAAAATCTTACGTTCTCAAGGCGGTTCTGGTGGGTCTCAACCACGTCGAACTCCAATCTGAACATCTCAAAAGTAAATCACCATTTCTCCAATTCATAAGACCATCGACGAAACATGTCTTCATCGAGGACTACGACCCTGTGTTCAAACCCATCATTGAGAGAGTTTCTGATGGTGACCGCCTCTCACGAGGTTCACTCTTGGTGACAACCAAAAATATGTGCATGTACCCAAATTTTGAGACTGTGTTCATACCAAAACACAAACCCGAAGTTCTCATGACACTCGTCGAAGAGAGGGGTCATGATGTACACGCTGCTGCTGTACGTTCACTGGGGAACATCCGAAACTTCTTCACATACCTAGAAGGGTATGATGAAATGGATGACTTCAAAACCCCGAAAGAGTTCATCACCGAAATTTTGACAGACCCTGGACCATTAGAAATTTATGATAGAATCGCCGAACATGGACATATGTGGGACATCTTTCAGGAAAACTACGTCGACTCGAAGGGTGTTGACATTCCTAGAGCTTCGAGTGCCTTCTCGGATGCTGATATGTACGATAATGCCATGTATTTGAGTGGCAACTGGCACCTCATGCCCTATTTTGTCCTCCATGCACTCACCATTCCAAAGAGCGCCCTAGGTGAACCCCTCGACAAGGATAAGATTCGAGCTGGGAGCTGCTGGACTAAATTGGGAAACTACAAGATGCGTAAACAAAAGTACGACGACATTCGTAGAAAGTCCCGAATGGGATTGGGTACAGAAGAATTATGCCTCTTAAAGAAATATGCGGAAAAAGGAGACTTGGAACCACTACTCGAATACGGAATCACCCCACAAGATTTTGATGTCATCAATCATCTCGCCGTCGGAAATGGCTTAAAATCAAGGGACGTCACAAGAGTAAAGAAAGCACTCAAGAATGCCTACGACGGAAGAAGAAACTGAGACTGAAGAGTGCGTCAAGGTTATCGGTAACGAGATTCTCTTCTACGGGAGTGTCGACCGAGAAAATGCCCTTGAGTTTGTCGAGAAGTTTAAGAAGCTTGAGATTGACCTCCTCAAAAAGAAGGCGGAGCTTGTCGGTTATGAACCACAAATTCGCGTTCATGTCATGAGTGAGGGTGGTGACATATTCTCTGGTCTCAACATCATGAACGTCCTCGAGCGTTCGAGGGTTAGGGTTGTCACAATTGCTCAAGGGTCGTGTTGCAGTGCCGCAACATTTATCCTATTGGGTGGTTCAGAGCGTCGCATGGGAAGGAATGCATACGTTCTGATTCACCAGATTTCTACCGAGTTTTGGGGTAACTTTCAGGACTTGAAGACGGAGATGAAGTCCACCGAAAAGTTTATGAAGATGCTCAAGAAGATGTACCTCACGAAAACGAGAATTCCTGAAAAAAGATTTAAAAAACTCATGAAAAAGGACTTGTACCTCTCACCAGACAAGTGCCTCAAGTATAAGATTGTCGACGCTGTTGACTGATTGTCACCGAGCGCTTGTACAGGTAGAGAACAAATAGCACGATAAATATGATGCAAAACGTGTTAAGATTCCATGGTATTCGTGTACCCTCTGGAGGCTTAAGTCGTTCCATCCTACCATAATTTACAACTGGTATTCCAGACATCTATTTAAAGTTGAGAAATTAATTAAAGTTATAATGGAGCGTCTCATTCGGAAGGATAAAAACGGTCGTGATAGGTTCACTGACATCCGTGTCGAAGATTTGGGCAACGGTACAGCTGATATCATCAAAAGCACTGGTGTTGTTGGAACGGATAAAGTATCTATGTCTCGAACAAATGTCAAAACTGGTTACGAAAAGGCTTGTGCGAGAGCGCAAACTATGTGGAACAACGAGCGAACGAAGGGTACCCAAGTGTTACCCATGTTGGCAAACAAATGGGAAGACCGTAAGAAGTACATCACTGAACCCTTTTATGTTCAACCCAAGCTTGATGGTGTTCGTCTCCTCGTGTCCAAGGATGGATGCTTCTCGAGAACTGGGAAACCTGTGCAGGGTGTAGAACATCTCGCACGTGGTCTCAAAGATGGTGAGTACCTTGATGGGGAGTGTTACGCACCCGACAAAACGTTCGAAGAAATCACGAGTATGTTCAAGACAAATCCCAAGTCCCTCGAGTTCCATGTATTTGACTACTTCAATCTGAACAAACCCAATCTAACTTTCGAAGAGAGAAAGGGGCGAATCACGGTCGATACCTTCCTCGTCAAGAAGACGACAGAAATTCAGAGGTACCACGACATGTTCGTCAGGGATGGACATGAGGGTATCATGATTCGTGAAGCCTCAAGTGTCTATGAGGTTGGAAAGAGAAGTAACTACCTCTTAAAGTACAAAGCGTTTCAGACTGAAGAGTACACCATCGTAGATGCTAAGGAGGGGTCGGGTCGTGAGAAGGGTACCGCAATCTGGGTGTGTCGTGCAGGTGAACAGCACTTTTCTGTGAGACCAGAGGGGACTCTCGAATTTCGGAAACAACTTCTGGTGGACAAAGACAAGTACATCGGGAAACAGTTGACTGTGCGTTTTCAGAATCTCACCACCTTGTGTGTCCCACGTTTTCCCGTTGGTGTAGCAGTTAGAGATTATGAGTGATGTGTAATAAATGAATCGCATTGCAATCGATATCGATGAAGTTCTTGTCCCGTTTCTCAGCCCAATGGCGAAATACCATAACAAAACAATTTCCAAAACCAGGTACAGCTATGTCTATCGGGATATTTTTGACATCACAGAAGAAGAATCTCAAAAGATGGTTCAAGAATTTTACAAGTCCCAAGCTTTCATCCAACTCGTACCCATGAGAGGGGCACAGAGAGCCATGTACAAACTTCGTAGAAGTGCTGATAAGCTGTATATCGTCACTGGTCGTCAAGACACGGTGAGGGAAGAGACTGAAGATTGGATTGATACATTCTTCCCCAATATTTTCGATGATGTCATACTCACGAATAGTTACACACCCCACGAAGTGAAAAAGTCTGACATCTGTCGTGCCCTTAACATCGGTCTCATCATCGATGATAATAAAGGTATCTGTGACCAGTGTATTGACGCAGGTACAGATGCTCTTAACTTTGTAGGTGACGAGATTTACCCATGGTGTGAGGAGAGTGAAATCAGTATAAAAGGGTGGGACACACTAAAGGTATAATGTCTCTCGGTCTCATTGGTCTCGGCTCCATTGGTGGCAACCTCGCCCTAAACATCCAGAAGTCTCACGAACTCAATGTGTGCAACCGTTCACCAGAAAAGGTGAAGGCGATTGTTAAGAAGTCTTCTCACGTGAAGGGTTACGAAAATGTTGAAGAGATGGTGTCTGATATGGAGGAGCCTCGCACGATTATCACGGCTCTCCCACATGGGGAAACGACGGACACCATGGTGAAGAAGTTGAGCTCCGTGATGACGAAAGGTGACACTATCGTGGATTGTTCGAATGAATTTTATCGAACCTCGAGGAATCGTGGGGCGTTCTGTCAATCCAAGGGAATTGGGTATCTTGGTACAGGTCTCTCTGGTGGCGCTGAGGGTGCTCGCTTAGGTCCCGCGCTCATGATTGGCGGACCCTTGAAGACATTCGAGGAACATGAAGACCTCTTCAAGTCTTTCGCTAAGAGTTACGCCTATATGGGTGAAGACTATGGCGTTGGTCACTTTACCAAGATGGTACACAATGGGGTGGAGTATGGGATGCTCCAGGGTATCGCTGACGTGTATGCATTTTGTAATCAGGATGGGTACTACATGGGTCAGGTTCTCAAGCGAATCGAAAACACTGATATTTATGGCTACCTCACTAAGTCGGCTATGGATGTACTTCATGAATATGATTTCAACAGGATTGCGGATATCGGACACATGAATAACACGGGTCTATGGTGCTCGGAGATTGGTATGGAATACCACATTCCCACTCCCACGATTAACTCGGCGGTGAATACACGTTTCACGAGTCGTACGGTTAAGGCGGTTAATACAGCCAATCATAAAAACTGTGCCATCGACTTTACGGTCGCAGTGGACGCACTTCGATTTGTTTTTGCGACATCCCTCCTCGAGGGATACGACCTCATGGAGACTCGCCACGTGTCTAATGAGAGTATCAAACAGGCGTGGTCTTCGGGTACCATCATCGAGTGTCCCATGATTGGTGAGGATTACCGCACCATCATCGAACAGACGGTTGAAAACGCGCGAGTCATGGTGATGTACTGTGTCGCTGCGGGTATTCCATGCCCCGCTGTACAGGCTGCCCTTTCCCAGTATGATTTCATTCATGAAAAGTCAACATCTATGAAGTTTATCATGGCACAGCGCAACTACTTCGGTCAACACGAGATGATGGAGGCATGATCCCATAGATAATCAACCTCTTTCTCTTTTAGGAACAGGCTTCTGTTACCACGTTTGATTTCTCTGAGTACATTTTCATAGGCACACCCACCCATATCAAGTTCCCATTTATCATTATCGTTCATGAGAATGTACTTGTCACCAGGAACCATCTTGGCTAAGTCTGCCTCTAATTCGATACCTCTGTATGTCATTCTAATTTTGCATTCAGTGGGTGCTGTACCTTTGTACTCTATGTTTCTCGCAATTTGAATTATTTCAGGTGGCGATGCCGCTAATTCTTTTAAGATTTCTTCACGATTTCTGAACGTATGTTTCGCGATGATTGTCGCAAACAATAGGACACAATGACTTTGATACATGTCCCCCACTATACCCACAGTATCAAAGTAATTAATCCTCTCATTCATGTCTCCACTCTCGTGTAACTTGATTTTGATGGACTCGAGTTTCTTTGGAGTCTGGATGTGCTGCAAGACATCTTTGCCGAGATAGTGGTCGTTGTATACCACCTTCAGATTGTTTTCGTCGATAAAGTCTTTGATTCTCTCAAAGTCATATTTGGAGTGACCATGTGGCTTCTCGAGGATGTATGTGGCATCAACGAGACCAAGGTAGGGTTCCACATTTTCACAAAAGTTATGTGTAGGGATGGACATATACGCCACGACGTTGGGAACATCCTTGAGGTGTTCCAAGTTCGCCACCTGCTGTCTAGAAATGGGAGTGTGAGGGCAATCCAATTTCTTGAGAGCTGGAATGATGCGGGTTCTGGCCAGATGTCCCCTGGCTCCGAATACGAGGCAGTGATTCATCACCTTTTAATATCTTCTGACATTATATTATGTGGTGATATGAGAATAATGTTCATCCTCACTCTGTTTAATCTGATGTTTACCCTTACATCAAAAATACCTATACAAGCACAGTATGATGATATCTCCATGTTATACGAAGCTGTCCTCATCAAGTTGAATTACCATACATTTAGACGAGAAGCTGAAAATGTTTACAGAAAACTAAACACTATCGATGGTGATATGTTTTTTGAAGGTTTATCCAGAAAGAAAAATGATTGGTCACGTCTCTATCTCAAGTGGTTTGATAAAGTAGACCCACTTGGTCAGGAATTGTGTCCACAAAGCTTGGCCATTATACGTGAAATACCAGGTGTTAAAATAGCCATGCTTTCTGTATTGAAACCAGGTGCCAAGATTTTACCGCATAAGGGTCCATATAGGGGATGTATACGTCTACACATGGGTCTACTTACACCAAACAGTGATGAGTGCTTCATCAACATTGACGGTAAATCGTACAGCTGGAGAGATGGTGAAGTACTCCTACTCGATGATTCTTATGAACACTATGTCGAGAATAACACAGATAAATATAGGGTAATACTTTTCTGTGACATTCTTCGACCCATGAATTTTGTTGGTGACATGATGAACGACTTGTTGGTGAAATATATGGCAAAATATACTCATAGGTACAATTAAATGTTCGCTCTCCTCTGTAAACCCATCGCTGTTCTGACACCCAGTGGAAACGCTGTCCTTCGTACCAAAGATTGTCGTATAGCGTACGTGAAGCCATCTCAAGTTCAAGAAGGTGTCTATGAACTTGAGATACTTGAAGCACCTCCTGTAAACGTTAGCGAGTCAGATTAATTAGGACACCCGACTTTGGTTTCATAAAAATAACTTCATCACACTCACCACCCTTCATCACCATCTGTGCCTCACCGCACGTAGTCCCAGGTTGTTTGTGACGATCACACACAATTTCAGTTCTCGTTGTTATATCTAACCTCTGACTGTACCCGATGAACGTTCTGTCGACAATACCATCCTTGTCGAGAGCTTCGACCGTCGCTTTCCACGAATACTTCCCAAACTCCCAATACTTCGTATCATCCACAGGTGGAGGTGGGGCATCCAACGCAGAAGAACGCGCGGGTCGCTTCTTACGTGACCCCGACACAAGTGGTGCAAACAAAAACTTAACAACAGTTGCCATTACTGTTCTTAGGTTTTGTATTTTTAAGTTGTTTCTCTCCCAATCGGGTTCGAACCGATGACCTCGCGATTAACAGTCGCACGCTCTAACCAACTGAGCTATGGGAGAATGGGTCCCCTCTATCCGAATCGAACGAATGACAAATGGAACTACAGTCCACTGCTCTACCAACTGAGCTAAGAGGGGTTTAAGCTCCCACGTGGATTCGAACCACGGGTGGTGGATTCAAAGTCCACAGTGTTTACCAACTACACTATAGGAGCCTCGGATATAATATCTATACTCGTGAATTCTTTAAGCCCTTTACACTGAACAGTCTTCCACAAGTTTAGACCTATCGTTGATGAGTTTCATACTCGCAAGAGACACAGAAAATAATCCGGCACTCGTATTCGCTACGATCATTGGAACTACGTTGAAATAGATGGAATACACGAGACCCAGGGAACTCGCCAACATGTTGAGTCCCAGGAAAGTGTAATTTATAGCTGCAGTGTCTTTTGTCCTATACACATGAACGACTTGGGGCACAAACATGATCGAAATGAGTACAGAACTCGTCAGACCAATACCGTCGATGACCCCTTCCATTACATGGTACTATTTTCTAACGTTTAAGTAGGTATGATTGTTTTCATCATTTTGCTAATTGTCGCGGTACTACTACTCATACGCACCGAACGAAAAAAATTTGCAAATTACGATTTTAAATGTTTTTTATTGGCTATGAAAAATCAACCAGCTAGGAGTGAACAATTTATTCGGTCACTCGATAAAAAGATTCCACTTGAAATCATTTATGGAAAGGATACGAGAAGTCCACAAACAGCCAGAGAATTTCAGGAATTGGTTGATCAAGATTATTATGAAAAGGCTTTGGAGATGTATGAAGACCCAACAGTAAAAAGACCCGACATAACATATTTCAATTTGGGAGCAATCGGGTGTTTCATGGGACACATGGAATTCTACCAGAGATGTTTTGATCAGGGGTTAAAATACGCCGTCATATTTGAAGACAACGTAGTCATCGATTCAAATAAAATATACGACCAAATACAATCCGTGATTGACGAAAAGGGTGATGACCTCGAGATGTGTTTTTTCCATTGTTTATCGAGACTTCCAGATAAAAAGGAAGGAA